CGGTTAACTCATCATCCTCCATATATTCTGCTATTTCTGACAAACCGTTAATCATTTCTAGTGTTGTATTATTCTGTTCCATTATTCACCATCTGTTCTAGTAGTTCTAACTCTATTATAGCAAGTCTTACCTTTTTAGACCCCTCACCAAGTACCACTACGATGGCTGGATCATTGCCATTTCGTATAGCATCTGTGGTTGCTTTAGCCCATACATCCTGATTTAGTGTAAAAGATTTTGAGTTTTCTTTAAAATCTACAGTAAAGTTTCCCCAAGTAGCATCGCCCTTCTTAGTATTTCTACCAGAATTTTTGTGCTGCTTTGCCCCTAACCTTTTACTTTCGTTTTTTTCAGTCATTTCTTTTGACTTTCTTATATCCAACCTTAAACAATTGAACTTCTGATAAATGCTTATCTTGACACATCCAGGATGCCATCCCAGTTGATATGTATACCCTGATAGTTTTTACTTCTTTTTTACAAGTTTTGCAAGGAAATTTTCCTTCAAATATTGTGTACTTATCCACTGATCTTAGTCTTAATCATATCTTGTAGATCAAGATCCTCTCTTACTCTATTAACAAATCCATCTCTACCCTGAACCTTTGATCCATCTGGGAGAACATACCACGCTCCAGTTCTTTCAACAATACCAACTAACTCAGCAGTGTCAACAAGATCAGCGACCCCATCAATGCCCAAAGTATCGCCTCTAAAATAGAAATCATATTCACCAGACTGAAAAGCAGGGCTAGTTTTACTAAATTGAAGTTCCCACCTAATCTTTCTACCAATCTTCTCTTCAATAGCCTTGTCACCAACATATATCTTTCCTTTCAACGCTTGATTATCTGATTCAGATGAAAATAGTTTAACAACAGTAGAAGAATAAAACTTTGTAGCCTGACCACCAGTTGGTTGCTGGCTTGTGTACATTGCATTAATATTATTTCTAGATTGAGAAATAAGAATTAATAGTGTTGGCTTAACCTTATTATTTGCATAGTTAAGCATCTTCCAAGCGTTACTAAAGTCACGAGACTCTGCACCAATTTGCTTTGTATTTTCTAACTGCTTTAATTCTGATGAATCTTTTTCAAAATAAATTGCTGGAAGCAAAGAGGTAATTGAGTCAACAACAATTATATCAACTCCAGCCTCAATTAGGTTTACTCCAACATCGACCATTTCATTAATAGTTCTTGCTTGTGAAACAATTAGTTTTGAGGTATCTACGCCTAACTTTTCTGCCCACTCTTTGTCGTATGACATTTCTGCATCAATCCATGCACAGATCTTTCCTTCTTTTTGCGCTAAAGCAATTGTTTGAAGGCATAAAGATGATTTTGCGCTTGACTTACTTCCCCAAATGAGAACTTGTCTACCGTAGGGCAGGCCACCATTTAGTGCACGATTTAACCCAAAACTTGGTGTTGCTGCATACTCTGTTTTTGGTACTTCATCACCTACAAGAATATTCTTTCTTAATTTTGGATTTAGTTGTGCTAATACATCTTCAAGGCTAACTGACATTTATATCCTCCAATATTACTGTACCGTCTTTAGTTTTACCTAATTCAAACTTATATGCATGGCCTTCTTCAATCTTCATGTATGCTTTGGCAAATGCAGTAGGAAATACTGTTACTGGATGAAGTTCTCTAGATGTATCTGCTAGAGTCAGCGATGCCATCTTCTTTCCTGCTTTCGTTATCCTAGGTTTAAAGGATACCACAAACAACTCATCATCCTTGTAAGGCAACATTCTATAATTTAAAAACTTAATCAATGCAGCATCTGAATTTTTTATCTCGTCCACAGGAACAGCACTGACAATTCTATTATCAGAACAGAGTGCAATATAACTTCGTCCAGCCTCAATCGTAGTTTGCTCTTCATCAAATACACCAATACTTCCTGTCTTATCTAAGATTTCAACACGAGACCAACCCTTACCACGCTTAATACCTTTAACCATTCCCATAAGAATGAATGATCCCTTTTCTTCAAAGTCTTCTACAGGATTTATAAATGCGTGATAATGTGATGGAACTGTTTGTGTAAATTCTGGTAAACCTAAATACTCATAAAGATTTTCTCTTAATTCATCATCATTTCTTGGATTATCTGGGAATGTTGCAGCACCAATAATTCTTAGGGCTTCAAGTGCTCTGCTGTTGACTCCATTACCTTTCGTAAATGTAAAGGCTTTAACTTCCTCGAAAGACTTAAAAGGTCGTGCCGATATATATCGTTCTGCAATCTTATCAGAGATAAACTTGATCCCCGAGAGTCCAAACCGAATACCCTTACCCTCAATTTTAAAATCAATATCCGAATCGTTAATGTGAGGTAGTTTAATGCTAATCCCCATTCTTTTCGCTTCAATAAGATATTCAGTTCGTGCATCCTTGTCCCTTTCATTTTTTAGCAATGAGTACATAAACTCAATTGGATAATAATACTTTAGCCATGCCGTCCAATACGAGAGCGTAGAATAAGCAACCGCATGAGACTTGTTGAACGAATAACCCGCATGCGCTTCAAAGTCATGCCATAAATCACGAGCCTGATTAGGACTAACAAACTTAGAAGCACCATCAACGAACCTATCACGAAACGCATCAAACTCTCTAGCATCCTTCTTTTTACCAATGATCTTACGAACCTTGTCGGCCTCAGACCATGACATTCCTCCTAGTTGAACACAGGCTTGCATAACCTGTTCTTGATATAGGATACACCCATATGTTTCTTCTGTAAAAGGCTTCATAGTTTGATGAAGGTAGTTTACTGCCTGTCTGCCGTGCTTACGCTCAATATAATCTTTACCGATAGTGTTCATGGCACCTGGACGAACAAGAGCATTTGATGCTGAAAGTTCTGCTAGATTTTTTACACCCATCTTTACAAGAAGGTTTGTATATGGTGTTGCTTCACATTGGAAGACGCCCTTTGTGTACCCTTCAGATAACATCTGATAAACCTTTTGATCTTCCATGTCTATGTCTAAAAGATTAATATCAGTACCTTCTCGTTCCTTAATAATCTTTAATGTATCATTAATAACGCTTAAGGTTTTAAGACCAAGTGCATCGATTTTGATGAGTCCGATTTTTTCAGCCTCTTCCATGTCAACCGCCACAACTGGTATGCGATCATCGCTACCAGGAGAATTGCGTGTTTCCATCGGTGCGTACCTAAAAATAGGATTTTTACTAGTGACAACACCAGCAGCGTGAATGCCAGTACCCCTAATACGACCACGAAGTTGTTCTCCATATTGTTCCACCTCTGGATATTTTTCTCTAAACCAAGCAGTAGTTTTTGATGAACAATATTCATCCCAAGTGTCTACTAACTTTAAAACTTTATTGACATCTACTAATGGTATGTTTAATGCACGAGCAACATCTCTTACAACACCCTTATCTTTAAATTCTAAGAATGTAGCAATAGATGCAACATGCTTATATTGTCTAACAAGATAATCTTTTACTTCATCACGACGAGAATCTTGAATATCAGTATCAATATCTGGGAAGTCATTACGCTCTGGATTAATAAAACGAAAAAACAATAGGCCATGTTTTAATGGATCAATATCAGTAATACCCAGTGCGTAACACAATAAAGAACCAGCAGATGATCCACGACCTGGACCAACCATGATGCCTTCTTTTTTAGCCCATGAAATCATGCTTTGAACAACAAGGAAGTAAGGTCCAAAGTTTTTATCTTTAATAACCTTTAGTTCTTCCTCAAGTCTATCAAGATATTCTTGATTAGTATCAAGACCCTTATCCTTTAAGCCCTCCATAGCAAGTTCTTTTAATTGCTTATCTGGATTTTTATATTGAACTGGCAATAGGTTTAGTCCATCTTGTATATCATAGTCTTCAATCTTATTGGCAAGGTCGATTGTATTTTCATAAATATCAGTTCTCCATACCGCCTGCTTTTCCATAGCCTCTTTGATTTCCTCATATGACAGTAGATGGATATCAAACTTATTAAATGACATCTGTCTGTCTGCACCATATAAGTAATCTAGTCGCTTCATTAAATCGCCTTGCTTTTTAGATTTTTCATATGTAGCATCTTTTTGAATCTTATTAGAATAAGTATTAAGAATTAACTTTAACTCTTGAATCTCTTTTTGTGATTTATCAACATGATGACAGTCTGGAGTTACAATTGGCTTAATCTTAAATTCATCTGCTAACTGTAGAATTGTTCTGTTAATTGATTCATCGTTATGTGGCATAACCTCAAGATAATAATCATCACCAAATTCTTCTTTAAACCATTTAATATATTTCTTTGCCATTCCAAGTTCGCCAAGTTCGATTGACTTAGCAACAATTCCACTTGGACAGGCAGAAGACACAATAATGCCTTCCTTATATTTAGACAAAACTTCAAAATCTATTCTTGGCTTCTTATAATAACCTTCTGTCCAAGCAATTTCGTTTAGTTTATTTAAATTTTCTAAGCCTACCTTGTTCTTGGCTAGAAGGATTATATGGTTATAAACCATATCTAATTGATCGGTTCGTTCGCCTTTATCTCTTTGATCAAAGCGATCTTCACACATATAACCTTCTATGCCAAGAATAGGCTTTATACCACTTGCTTTAGCAATACGATACATTTCTCTGTGGCCAGAAAGGGAGCCATGGTCTGTAATTGATACTGCAGGCATACCCAACTTTATAGCACGGTCAACATATTCTGATGGCAACCCAATACCATCGAATAGTGAAAAGTGGGTATGTAAATGAAGTGGTACGTAGTTCATCTACTACCAGTCGATGTTCGTCGCTGATGTAGATGAAGGCGAATCAAATCCTAGATAGAATGCTTCTTGTTCCGCATATGGAACACGACGCAATGCCTTCTCTAGTGGATATGGTTCAATGCCTTCCCAGTTAAAAGGCTCCTTATCTGGAGCAGAAGGAATCAAAGTGTATGATGTTTCAGTTCCCTGACCATTACGCTTTAACTTCCAAACAATGTTTGAGATGCTTCCTGTTTCAAGTGCATACTCACGAATAGTATTAAATGCAGATTGCTTGCTTACTCCCATAGACCAAATTGCAACATAGGGCTTTTCCTCAATGCCGTCGTCTACAAGAACATTACAGTAAAAACGAAGACGACCACGCCATCCGCTATTACCCTTTGGATCCTTACGATACATCTCTTCAGCCCAGTCACGACCTTCTGTATCAAGTGTATCTACAGCCTTACGCTTGTAGTCCTTTGGATTTGTATGTTCTTTAACAACAAGAGCAAGGCCACGCTTCTCGTTATAATTTGCTGAGTCCTCATCCAATTCTTCAATGAATCGAATCTTTACTGCTTGTCCATCAGCCAACTTTAGCCAACGAACCTTTGGACCTGTTTCATCTGTTTTCTTGTCGAGCAGGGCATTGATGTTTTTTAATCCCTTAATAACGCTCATAGTTTTCTCCTTTGTTTTCTCTAGTTTAGCATAGACAGTATTGATTTGTCAAATTGGTATTCCAATTCTTTTATTGACTTATCGTCCATATCGCCTATATCTTTATATTGTTTATCTAAGTTAATTACGGTAACACTCCCACTTAATCTTTCGACTATCTTTTCTTTCATGTTACCGCCTGCCTCATCGTTATCAGCAATAATAATTATATCACTAAAGTACCTTTGAAGCAAATCTATTTGTTTGGATGATACATTTGCACCCAATGTAGCGACTGCTGGAAAACCAACCTGATCTAATCTAATGGCATCAAATGATGATTCCACTACATAAACCTTAGATGCAGTTTTAACTCTATTTAAATTAAATAATAATTTAGATTTGGGTAGTTTGGTCGTATTCTTAAATTCTTTACCTTCAACTGATCTTGCTACAAAGCCAACACATAAACCTTCATGGTTATATACTGGTATTGATATCATGTCCTGATTTTCAGAGTAACCAAGTTTGAATTTAATTACAGAATCTTTAGTAATCTTTCTTCTAATAAAATAATCTTTTGCTCTTTCAGAAACTAGTGCTTGTTCGTGCAATCTATCTACAACAGAAATATCAAACTCTGTCCACTCTTCTTTTTCAACTAACTTATAATTTACCTCAGATAAAATATCTGTTTCAACCTCTTTACTCTTAATAAATCTAACAGCCTCAAAATATGTTCTATTAGAAAAATGCATTACAAGTTCTACTAAGTCTGCCGTCTTGCTGCAAGAAAAACAAAAAAACAATCCACTAAACTTATTTATTTCTCCAGCAGGTGTTCTATGGTTTGAGTGAAACGGACAAAATACTATGTACTCAGACTCTGCTTCTTTTTCTACAGTTATGCCAGATCCTGCGAGTACTCTTTTAACTTGGCTGGTTGTGTATACACTGGCTTCACTCCGTCTATTCCTAGTATCCATTCTGCTTTCTTTCTCCCAATATATATTCCGTATACGCTTAATGTAAATTCAAAGTAATTTTTGTTTTCATTATATGATAGTGTAAATTGTGGATCGATGTCAAATTTTGGAACATACCCAGATAGTCGCATTTCTGATACCAATAGTCTGATATATTCTTGCTGTAATCTGTATATTGCAGAGTCATCATTGATGACCCCATTTAAACCAAACCTTTTTATGGGTTTGTGCTGATATGTCTCCATACCGCATATTATACTGTCTTATCTTCATAATCCTTATATCTGTAATATCCCTTGTCAAAATCAGCCTGAACTAAGAATTCTCCCATAAAACCATTACGGTTCTTTCTAAATACGCATTCAATAATGTCACTATTTGTACCTCGCCCAAGTGCCAAAACCCAGTCAGCATCGTAAGCAATCTGCCTTGACCATGCTGTTTGACCAAGAGTTGGCACGGTTTCAAGTTTGGTTACATCGTCAGGAGTAGCAGAAGAGATAGCAATAATAGGAACCTCTTCTGAAATAGCCATCAACTTTAATTCACGAGAAAGATTCTTCATGCGAACAGTTTCATTATCTGACTTTTGATTTGGACTCATGAGTTGCAAATAGTCTACAATAACAAAGTCTGGTTTATATTGATCAATCTTTCCACGAAGAACTAATGGATTAATATCTCCACCAGTGTCGTTTGAAATAATATGAAACTCTGGTCTACCCTGAACATATTTAGTGTGCCAGGACTTTAACATGTCCATCTCAACTTCACCAGCACTTAATTTACGATGTGACCAAACTCCCTCCCCCATAATTGCAAATACACGATTTCTAACTTCAACCTCAGACATTTCAAGACTTATGATCATTGGGCTACGACCCTGTTTCCAAGCCTGTACAGCGAAATAGAGAGATAGCCAAGACTTTCCTATACCTGGATATGCAAGAAAGACTCCTAACTGCCCTGGCATGATTCCAGAAGGTAGGTAGTTGTCAAATCCTGGAAGACCTGTTTTAATTCCTATAGCGCCAGCCTCTTGTTGCTTCTTTAGGTTTTCAAAATATGCAACTGCTGAATCTAAATCAGTAACATCAATATCACGAATGGCTGCAGTATTTTTTCTAAGTTCTGCTGTTTTTGTAATTAATATTTCTAATGCCTCAACACCAAGACCGCCTTGCACATCTGTCGCAGCAGATCTAATAATATCCTTTAAACTATTTGTAAGATACTCTGCCTGTAATTCTTCAAGATGGTGTTTTGTTGACCCAACCCCATTAATAGGTTCAAAGTCTCTAAACTTTTCAACTACTAACTCTGATGGAGGTACTGTTCCATTATGCTCATAATACTTTCTTATAAACTGCCAGACATCCACATGAGTGCTGAGTATGCTTTCCACATTGGCCTGTAATAATACATGAGCCTGCTTATCTTTTAATACGGCTGAGATTAACTTTGATTCTGTATTATTCACTCAACCACTCCTTAGCCATCTTTCTACGCTCTTCTCGTTCCTTTAAATCCTTGTTCTGCTGTTCTTTTGCTTCTAGTATATCATCTGCCATATATGCAAAATTATTCCAGGACGGACTTTCGCTAACTTCAAAATAATATTCTAGTAAGTCATAGCAAACTTCTAGTCCATAAGATTCTATTAAGGAATCGGCAGACCATTGCTCAACCCACTTGTTATAGCGTGGCTCTTGTCCCAGTTTAAACTTATAGTGTTTGTCAAACCTACTCAACAGAGCAAAACGCTTCTGTTTATTAGTCACACTATTCGCTTTCAGATAGTTCTAACTTTGCCTCTGATATTTTTGTTGTTAATTTATCTTCAACAAACTTATAGACACGCTCAAAAGCCTGATCCGTATTTTCACCATCACGCTTTGAATCTATTACACCTAGATCTAGTCTAAGTGATTGAAAATTTCCAAGATTTAATGTGTACCCCAGCGTTACTGATACTTTTGTTTCTTCCATTTCATACCCTTCTGTTATATTGATTCTGACCAAATTGGTATAAACCTACCATCTTCAGTCTTCGTATATGTCAGTATACCATCTCCCATTCTTCGTGTCAACTCAGCCTTTGTGGGAGTAATATCATTTGTTATTAAATTATCTTTTCTTGGTCTACCAATATGATATGTAGAAAGTATATCACGAATCTGATGAACTGTCGATTCTGAATAATATGACCTTATTTGCCATCCACGCTTTCCACCTTTTTGACACCCAACTGGTTCTGGGATAATTCCCTTTTTAATAAGAGATGGCATATATTTTTTATGCCTATTCATTAGTTGTGCTGTTTCAGAAATAGTATACGCTCTTTGTCTTTTTGTTTTAAAATCAGAAATTAAACAACTTTGTAATAAATCTTTTGTTATATTATAAATAGACATAATCCCACTTGATCTGTTATAATGATGCACTCTAACTAAATCACCATTTAAAAACCAGATTTTTTTACTTCCAGTTATTACAGGAGCGAGATTGTATTCTTCGCTCTTATTTTTTCTACCGCTAGTAACCATTTTCCCTCAACTGAGTTTTCTGGTGGATGATAAAAAACTCTTGTTCCACAATGTAAACAATATGTCTCAATATGTGATATAGAATTATAAACTCTATCAACAAACATTTTTCTTTTACATTTCTTGCATGGTATCATTAATTGGGTATCCCTATTATCATTAGGTTTACCCCCACAGTTGCATCTCCGCCTTCATAAAATCTTACTAGACCAGTAACTTTTGTTGTTGTTGGTGGATCAATTACAACAGAAACATTTTTACCAGCAACCGTTCCAGTAATGTTTACTGGTGTTGCCGTTACAATTGGTGGAAACTTAAAATCAGCATAATCATAATCAAAAGAAACAGTGTCCCCAGGCTTTACTGTTTGCGTTGTTGTTACTTGCTTATATCCTAAAACTATTTTTGCATTAGACGTTTTTTCTGTTTCTGAAGGTCTTCCAGGAATATCTAATGTTAAATATTTATAAGTGGTAGATGGAATGCTTGCAGACAAACTATTGATAGCGTCAACCATACTATAAATGTATGTTACATCAAGCGGTTGTCCTCTTTCTGGTAATGGAATTTTTGCCATAATTAAATATTATACCATTAAATGGTAGTTCCTCCTGTATATATACTAGTTTTATCACTATATGTTTTGATAGAAGATTTTGGATGAACAGAGACTGAGACGGCAGAAGCACTGCTATTTTTTACAAATGAATATGTATTATTGCTTGAAGATCCAACATATGCATAATCTCCAGCATCATATTTTACATAAATATCAAATGCCTGTATCGGTCTTATATTAGACCATCTAACAACAATAAATTCTCCACTTATAGAAACAGAACCCTCTTCCATTTCTTCTGGTAACTTTATTCCATTTATGTTGTATATTGGTGACCACTCAGACACTCTATTTTTATCTTCAGATATTATTCTGTATCTAACATAATGCTTATTCTGTGCATCAACACCAGGTAGAGTTTCTTGTGAAATAATAACATTTTTAATTATTTCTGAAGACACTATACATCCACCCCAAACCTAAACTCTAAATAACTTGCTTTATTTTCAGACTTTACTATAGTTCTTTTATTGTCTGTTGTTAATCTCGTATAGCCAACAAGACCATATAACGGATTAATTATTGATGTATTCTCAAGTCTAAGTCCATCTAAAAGAACAAAATATTGATTTGAAGGTATATCATTTTCAATAACAGAACAATATACCTTTATCGTGTCTACGCTTGACCAGTTAAATCCGTTGCTGCTTTTAACTAAATCCTGTAATTGTTTTTTTATAACAAAATATCTATTATTAGAAAAATCTAAACTTTCATCAACAACAAATCTAGCCCATTCTCCACTTCCAAAAACAGTAGAATTAGAAAACTCTATGATAATTTTAACGGCATCTGGAACATATGAGTTAGAATCAAATTTATTTATTACTGAGAATGCAAGCCTTAATTCGTCTGTAGGAGTATTTTGTTTTAGATTAACATTTTCTCCAGTCAAAACAAGATGATTTCCTGGAGCAGTAACTGGAACTTGCTGTCCATCTTCTTCTATAATCTCGCAACTATCGCCAGCAAACGCTAAGGCTTTATTTAAAAATCTTGGTCTTTCATTTCTTATAGTACGAGCATTACTTGCTAAAACTCTGTTATCTGCATTAGTAGAAAATATTTTATGTGTGACTGTTATGTTATTACTTTTTTCATCATTTAGTCCATCATTTCCAGCGTCAAGCGGTGTGAGAACTTCACTAATTGCAGTTTGATCTGGACCTACTGTCCAGTTTTTATTAGTATCAAAAGAAAAAATTGTTTTACTATCATAAACTCCAGCATTCGGATTTGCTTTTGCTGACCAAACACCTATTTCTGATATCTCATATCTTTCTTCTGTCGGGACTTCTGCTGTTAAAACTATTTTAGAAACACCATCTTGATTAACATATCCCTTTGATGTTACTGGAACTCTTATCATCTCAAAATCTAAATTTTCTTTATTAGAAAAATCAAAATATATTGTTCCAGTAATTTCTTGCTGGGATATTGCATTTCCAGAATATTCAAATTCTAATATATTTTCATTAATGTCAACAATATTTTTTGTTCCGTCTATAGAACTTATATTTAATTTAACATATACAGAATCTCCAATTTCAAATTCATGATCTGGGCATGTTAAATATAATTTTGTAGGTGTAGCCAAAATGTCTGTAATGTTAAAACTTAAAGATGATATTGGCTTTGTACCGCAACCTATGGCGATATAGGAGGCATAAGATGTTGTCTGCCCAACCAGGTACTTTGATATTATGTTTTTGCCAATATTAGTTATCATGATATATCCTCAGTATATATTGTACCATCTGACAGGTCTATGGAGTTAAAAATCTGAACCTCTACCTGCTCTGATTTTTCCATATTTGTAACATTTATAACAAGGCTTCCAGTTATTGGGTCTATATAGACTATGTTGCAGTTAGGGCTTTTTACTTCAGACTCATAGTCATAATCATACCCCGTACCGCATTGAGGTATCTTTTTTGATAGTTGTATTGGGAAGTTTTTAAAATAGTCTAATGATGCGTCTTGCAATTTTAATATGTTATTTGGATTCCATGTAAAATAGAGCATGCTTATATTTTTAATTGGCTGATACAAAACATCAATGCCATTAATGAGGTCGTGTCTTGAAATATTTATTAACTCTTGGCCACCAATATCCTCAAAAACAAGATCAGTCATTATCTCTACTGGTATTGCTATTTCATTAAATATTTGAAGATCTGGGGTGGCCTGCTTTACTGCAGTTGATGCTGTTGTAGAAGCCTGTGGAGTTGGTGTGTTTGGTGTTGAAGATGTCATTGCTCTACCTGAGATAAGTATACAGTCATCTCTGGTCCTCCCGTAGTTTTAGAATATTCTATATTATAGACTACAAATCTTGTTATACCGCCGACAACATCTATTCCATTTTTAACACAATCTACAGAAACAATGTCTCCTAGTTGAATCATAGGGTTTGCAAATATTTTTAGACCTATGTTTTGTCTTGGTTTCATTACACGGTCAACAAACCATTCCATCATGGTGGTTGCTGAGTCTGCCGACTGAATATATACTGGACTGATATTAAATTCTTTATTTCCATATGTCATTCTATTTAATTTTATATCTTCAAAATTTTTCTTTAATTTAAACGGAGACCTAACTAATGAATCTCCAGATATTTCTTGATTTGAAAGATCCATATTTTTATTAAAATATTCATCAACACTTAGAACCGATGGATTTTGCTGTGTAAAAGTAATTCCCTGTATTCTTAAATAATTTCCAGATCCAGAGTCTAGTGTCAATGCTGTATCAGTTGAATTAAAAATTAAGAACTCAGCACCATAAGATCCTGCACGGAATCCAGAAACAGTATAACCTTTAACTCTATTAAAGGTAGGTGATAGTTTTGCATATAATGCTGGATATGCTTTGTCATATCTAATATTAAAATATGATGCTTCACGCATAATAGTTCCAAATTCATCAAAATACATATCGTATTCTGGAATTTGATTAGGGGATATACCAGCAAGATAAGTTGACTTAATGGCACCAGACATTGCATACTTTCTGAATGCCTCATTATTATCAACTTCGTCATCTCCAAAAACAGAATTCATTGGTGTGTCTAATTTTGTTACTGTTGATTGACTATAGTTGTTAGTAACTGCATATATATTTTCAAACATACATGTTGCTGACCCTCTTACAAATAAGCACATATTATTATACTTTGGAAGAGGGTTAACATCGTCAACTACCTTTAATAGTTTTCCATTAATATATAAGTAAAACCTTCTTACATTTGCTATATCTTTATACTCAACAGATAGATCATAAACGGTAGGAGTCTTTTCATTTACCATCCTATACTGTCCAGTGAACTTTCCATCATCAACAACAATTTGTCCCAGACTTTCCCAAAGTTTTACTGGAACAGCACTACTACTAGCAGAATCTTTTTTAATTTTATAAAAAATTATATTGTTAACATTTTTTATATCTTTAAGACTTTGTGTTCCAAGCGCACATATTTCAAAATAGTAACCGACATTTGTATCTGGATTTACCATAACTCCAATACCGCCAGAGCCACCAGATATATTAATATTTTTATCTGGAGTAGTACCAGGGATGGTATAAAGATATGACGCACCGTTTGGTGTCTGAGCCTGTCCAGTTTCTAATCTTCCCACAATTCTCATTCTAGTTCCAAAATGCACATACTTGCTATCTAATGGCTTATAGACATAACTCAAAAAGTCTCTTGGTGTTTCTGTTGTATTAAATTTTGGACCTTGAAAAACAAGTGCAGAAGATTGGATTGTTCCAGACTGTGTTGATAATTTTTGTAAATCAGTTTCTTTTACATTTGTAGTAGATAAAAAGTTTTTAATAACTCCAGATCTTACAGATTTTTTTGCCTGGTCATTATTAATACCAGCAGGACCTACTACAGTTGGTATTTCAGTTTTACTGCTATCAAAAATATATTCGGATTTCATACTACATCCACGGACGTTTGTATTATCTGCCCAATATGGATTAAGTCCAGCAAAATGATCTACTGGTGTTGTCCCAAACTGTCCACGGCCATGCTTTGCAACCGTACCGTTTTTTAATTTTATAACTCCATTTATTTCTTCATAATTTGGTTCGCAATAAATTCTAACTCTACCAGTGGGATATATTTTTCCATTGAATGGCAACTTTGAAAAATATTCAGAATATTCTTCTGTGCTGTTAATCCAAACATCGCCTACTCCAGCAACATTGTATTCTACTGCATCAAACTTAATAATTTCTCCATTTGCATAAAACAAGCCATTGTATCTTGTTATCCAATATACACCTTCTCCTAAACTAATAATATTATTTTTAATTTGTCTATTGCTTACATATGGAACATCTTTGGTCAAATCAAAGTTTAATGGTATTGCACATAACACATAGTTTGATTGATTGTTTATTTCACCGTTAATTGATTTTGTATTTTGAGTCCCGCCAACTTCCCATAAAAGAACTGGCTTGTATATCCAGGTTTTATCTTGATCAATCATTGTTGCTTGTTTAATTGAGCCGTATGACTTTTGGATATATCTAGATGTATAATTAATTTTCCCACCATTAAAAATATTAGTGGACTGTGAACTAACATTAATAATATTTGCTAGTTTATCTGATATTCTTTTATTCTTTATTCTTTCATCTCTAACAGAATCTTCAGAACCCAATAACTCTAAGTCAGTTGTTCTTTCTGTAGACTTTGGTAAAATATAAGACTTACTCATAACCACAAAATTATTATATTCATCAAAAAACATTGCACATTGAGATGAGACCGCAATATCTTGTAAAACCTGAGCAACGCTTTGATCTGGTCCTACAAAAAAGTATGGGATAAGTTGTTCAGACTCTCCTTCATTTCTTTTAAATACATAATTACTAAAACCAATATAATCCAATATTGTTGATACAGCAGTGCTAATAGAAACATTTGTCATTAGAAGTTGTGGAGCAGTCAAACTATCAAAATAAAAATATAAATCTTTTAAAGATAAAGAAACATGCTTATTTTCTTCTTTGCTATCTGGTAAGTTTTCTGTATACAATGTTTTAATTGGAACATAATAGTCATACTTTATTCCATTGCTTGATTGCAATACTCCTACTATTATCTCATAAATCTTTATTTGTATATTTTTATTTAAATAATTATTAATAATACTATTTTTGTTATTAATATTAAAGGAATCATCGTAGTCAAATAATTCTAAAGAACCGACTGATGCCAGCAATTGGCTAACTGGTAGTCCAGCAACGCCTAAGTCTGATGCTGATTTTGTAACATTAAAGGACACAGTTCTATCTGTTAAATTTGCAACAAGTCTTGGCGATAGTTCGATTAAATCAAAAATAGAATTTTTATTATGCATTGTATCTACAACAATTCTTATTCCAGAAATAAAATCAACTTCACGGTATACTGTTTGTCCAAGTCCACTATTAATAAATTTTGGAATGTCAACAAATTTAGTTACAAAGTTAGTCAAACGATCAACAGTTTCTTCTTCTAAATACCATCCATACTCTGGTATAAACTCTTCATAATCATTAATATCATCAATCCAGATATAGTACTTTCCCTGCTCATTTTCATTTTCAATAACCAAATATGCATATCCGTTTACATTTTTTTCTGGTAATAATGTTGAACTTGATAGTGTTTCTGCATAAATAAAGATATCTCTATATTTTTCTGGAACCTTTAAGCCGTATGCAATCTCTACATATCCATCACTTTTAATAATATCTGAGCCGTCTTTTCTTTTTGATGTTGATGTAAATGATATTATATCTGTCCAGTTATTATTTTTAAGTACTTGAATCTTCCACTTTTTCGGTGTTTGTCTATTGGTGTTTCCATAAAATGGATCTGAAAATGCTGTTGAGTTATTTGAGAATGTACCTAAATCTATTGAGCCTATATGTGTTTGTATTTTTGTCACAATTCTATTAACTGGAACATTATTTTCATAAACAACAAATGGTGCAGTGTCACTAATAAAATTATCACCATTGATTGATTGAGAAACACCATACTCTGTAGTTGAAACCATCTCTCCGTCTTTTTGTGTTCCTTCATTGTCTACATAGGTTGGTTTGGCGCTGTAGATAACTTCAGTTCCATATTGATGCTTGTACAGTGATTCTGTTCTTATAGATGTCCAATATTTGAATAAATCATTTTTATCTGGCATGTAATATCTTGGACGCTTTGCCATATTAATATTTGGATGATGCAAATATGTTTTGTCTATATACCGTGCTTTATTTATTCCTGATCTTGGCCTAAATGGCTTAAAGCAATCCTCTAAAGAAAAAAGTAAATTATTTTTTTTATTCTTTTTTAAAAATAAAAACGGTTGACCTTCATCATCAAATGTTCCGTCTATTATTATGTCTGCATCAGTTGCATTTGTATAATAATATCCATTATCGTTAATATCAAAAGAGTTTGGAATATTTTTATAAAGACTATTTGTTTCTGTAGGTCTATATCTATAGTTTCCTATTTTTAAAATATTTGTTGGAATATTCATGTTCCATTCTGCTATTACGGCAGATTGAGTTGAAACAGAAGAAGACTCATATAAATGCTTTTTAAGATCATCAGAATCAAACATTATGCCTCTTCCAACGATAAAGTAACATTCCACAAATCAAAATATTGTCCTCTTTTAACTACATCATAATTAAAACTTGAAAAAAATACTTCAATTACTTCATTATATTGGTTAAGGTGTGCATACGAAGCATCATTGTCTCCAAAATTTCTATAATTATCATATGCCAAAAACATCCAAAAAGATCCCTGATGGTTGTTATACCAATTCAATAGTTCGTTTCCTCCAGCACCGCCATCCACCGTGTATGATGCTTCTTGTCTGTTTGGCAAGCCAGTAACACCGTCGTACTCAGAAACTCCATTAGCATCAAAATCTGGACGCAATGCATATGCTCTTGATGGAAGGTTATCCCAATTCATTGATATGTTTAGTTTATCGGCAATATGATAAGACCTCATTCTGCCATTAATCATTCTTTCCTTTTTTTCAATTCTTGTGTTAGAAAAATTAAGACTCTTTCTATTATGATCAGATAAAATTAAAAACTCATCTGATAGAGAATCTTCTCCATCATTATATGCGCCTATCTCAAGTCCTCTTGGTACATAAAGTCCGTCAACAAGGGTTCCTGGATTATTTGACCACAATATTGATTGTGCTCTATGGTATTTTTTACGACCAGACATGTATAATTCTGTAGCCATTATATTCTAACTCCTGTAATTCTTTGAGAATCTATTCTCTTTAATTGTACCATTACTGCATTTGCAATCTCATCTGGCTTTGCATCAGACTTAACATTAACATTAATGCTGTAATTATATACTGACTCTCCAATTGAATCGCCATTATTAATTGCTTTCATCTTATCTAAGCCGTAAGAGTTGACAGCATACCTACTCATTATAAATTCACCTGGGGTTAATAATGCTGGTACAGTATCTGTACCTATTGGCTTAATTCTACCGCCATTGGCGTACCCTCGAATAATTAATCCGCCAGAAGATCTGTCATTAATTCTATATCCAGTATATGTTGGTTTTGGTGTTGGGTTCGCTGCAGCCCTCATTGCAGCAATTTTTGTTTGTTCATCTACAATAGGTGCCTTAGTAGCATTACCACCATACAGATTTGTTCCATACTTGCTATCTGCTGCAGCAAGTGCTCTATCCATTTGAGCATCTGTTACATAATTTCTTCCGCTTGCAGTCTTGGCATCTGCATTTATTTTATTTACATATGCCTGAGCATTAGCAAGGTTTGTTGCAGCGTCTACCTTATCTTTTGCTTCCGCATCATTCTTTTTTGCTGTGTCTAATATTTCTTCTGCCTGCTTAACAATTGGAGAAACTGCAGGAGAAGACATTGATGAGTATGATTGAATTTTTGCTAGGGTTGCATCCCATGCTGAATTTATTGCATTTACTGCTGCTAAAAGACCAGCAAGTGCTGCACCAAAATTTTGCGCTGCCAATGCAGATGCATCAATCTTTGCCTTAACTCTTTCCCATTCATCTCTATTCATTCCAAGAACGGTTATTTGTTCTACAAGTGCGTCTATCTGATCTTGCAATAATTGATTCTCATATGTCAGATCATCAATTTTTCTTTCTAATGGCTCTAGTTGTTTTTCTTGTATATCATAAATCTCATCTTCTTTTTTACGTATTTCTAATAATTTTGCCTCACGCAATTCTTCAAGTTTATAAATTTCATCTTCAAGTCTAAGCATTTCTGCTTTAATAGCAGTTCTTTCTGGACTAGTTTCAATCCTGTACAACTCTTGCTGTATCTGATATTGTCTTTCTTGAATTTGCTCTTGTGTCAAACCACTTTCTGGCCCCACTAATGCATTAAGTTCGTTGGTTCTTGATTGTTCAAGCGCAGCCATTGCTTGATCTTGGAACATTCCAGATGCATCGGCACGACTTTGTTGTACTGCAGCAGCAGCAGCAGATATATCTCCTTCAGTAATTGCATCTGCAAGTGTAAGTTGATTCTGTTGCTGTTTGGTTATTTGATCATTTATTTCTGCAACTTTTCTTAAAGATTCTGCCTGCTTATCATATTTTTCATTAATAGCATCTGACTGATGAGATATTACTTGTAAATCATTAGAAAGTTTATTTGACTCTTGATTTAATTGCTCCATGTATCTATTACTGAGTTTAAAGTCAAGATTCATCTTCTTTCCGCCGATTTCGTACTCTCCACCGACTTCTAAGGTTCTATTAAAATCGCTAATCTTTTCATTCATATCCTCAATAGGACGAGTATAATTAATTTCAATTTCTCTTTGCATATCAGATATTTCTTCATTAATATCTTCAATTTGTTTTCTGAGTGCTCTTGCTGCATTTTCTGCAGCCTTAATTTCTTTTGTATTGGCCTTCATCTTATCAACCATCGCTGTGCTTCTTGGATCAGCACCAGTTCTGATTAATCTTTCTTGAATATCAAACATCTGATCGACTATATCTCTGCCCTCTGCTGCTGCTCCAGCGAAGTCACCCTTGTTCATCTTTGTCTGTATCTCGATAACTTTTCTTGCAGGAATAGAATTTAGATAGTCTGCAATTTCTTTTGCATCAATTTTTCCATCTTTTAGATCTTCAATTAATACCTTTGCTAATTGTGGGTCATTTAAAACTTCATCAATTTGTTCTACAGACATTCCAGTTGCCTTTAATGATGATGCAAGTTGTGGCATTTGTTGTAATAACTTAAATTCTTCATTTTTATTAATCATGTCATTAATAACTTTTTGGCGTTCAAGAGCACTATTTGCTTCTTTAATATCTTTGACAAATTGTTTCATTTCAGTTGATCCAGTTTTACCAACTGCTCCTGCTGCAACAGCAGAGGCTACTGCTTGATCTTCTACAACTGCAAGCGCCTCTGTTGCACTCATTCCAGATGCCACTAATTGATTAAATGCTGTATTTTGATCCTTAATATCTTGAACTGTTTCCTTTTGAGCCAACTGGTACTCTCCAGCCTGTGCTTCTCTGTATGTTTGCATAATTGCCTGTCCAGTTTTGGTTAGGCCAGTTATGTTTGATTTTGTCTTTGGCTTTCCTTCTGCAAACTTAAATATTGCCTTATCACCCTTAAGGTTTGCTAATTTGCTAAAGTCTTCAGATGACATACCCATAATCATGTCTCTAAATTCCTTTGGAACTTTCATCTTTAACATTCTTTGCTGCAAACCATCAAATATGGTAAACATCTTTGATGCATCCTTTTGAGCCTTTTTACTTGTAAATGCTGCAATCATTGACTGTAGTGGCTTTGTTGCATCGAATGCGCCGTCACGAACATTTTTAATTCTCATTGCAAGAGAGTCTAAGAAATCTAATGGATTATTTCCTTTACCCGCATCCTTTGGACCTGCTGGAGGAATATTAGCCTTAATAGTTTCAATGCTTCCGTATTTTGCCTCTGTCTGCTGATTTGCTATCTTAGCAGCCTGAGTTGGATCGTTAAGGGTTCCAGCAGTGTAATATTCAAATCTTGTCTTATAAACATCTTCATACTCTTTAGAACCTTTAGCCCCAGCACCCAGTGCTTCTAGTTCTGCCTGCTTTGTTGCCCAGGCTCTTCTAGCATCTTCATTTTCAAAATGAATTAAATTATCATAAAGTGCTGTATATGTTTGCAGTGCTTCTTTTTGAACTACATCTGGCATTGCACCGTAATAATCCCAGTTGTCAATTACACCCTGCATATTAACATTATTGTCTTGTCCAAATTTAGTAACGACTTCTTTTGTTATTGGAGATTTAAGTGCTTCAATGTTATTTAGTTTTTCAGATAATGCTATAAGTCCTGGTAGACCTACAGTCTTTATATATGCTTCCATATCTATTTCTAAACCATCGCTTTGTTGTAATAAAGCCATAGCATTAGAAACTGAGTCAAATTGTTGTGGGTTACTCTTTGATAATCTAATTAATGCGCCTATATTAAGTTGAGAACTCTTTTTATCTTTAAAGTTTTTAAAGAATCCAAACAGTTCTGCGGTCTTTTGTCCGCCAACTGTTCTCATTCCAATATTAACTAATGCGTCTGCCTCTTTTAGATTTCCTTTAAAAATTTCAAGAATTGTATTAACTTGATCTGGATTCATTTGTCCAGACTCCATAACCAATTGCATTTTTGCTTCAAATGATTTAGCAGCAGCAATGTCCATTGTTCTATCTGTTTTCATAAACGATGGATCTTCGTCAGACCTTGCTAAGGTATTTAGTGCCTGTTGAGCAGATCCTTCAAATGCTGTTCCTTTATATTTGCCCTTAACATTACCCTTTAATGCATCAAAATAAGCATCTTCTCTTCTTCCAACATCGCTTAACCAACCCAAACCAGTCTGTCCACTATTTATATTTTCATTGAATCCTGAAACCGCACTTTCTAATCTAGCAGCAACCAATGAGTTCATTCTTTGCATTCCAGCAATTTGCTGATCCTGCATTGCCTTTATTTTTGTTTCTATCTCTAATTGCTTTTGTTTATCGGTTGTTGCTGCCTTTTGTGCTTCTAAAGATTTTATTTGATCTTCATAATATAAAGCCATAGCGTCTGCTTGTGCTTGTGCTACCTCAATTGCATTAGAACTTGATGCAGCAAACTCTGCTGCCAAACCAGAACCACTTGCCTTGCCGATTAGACCAAGAGTTCCTATTTGAGACCATATGCTGTTAGATCCTTGATCGCCACTTTGTAATTTAGATAAAGCATCTTGTGATCTAATATCTGCAACATTTGCAATTCTAGTCCTTACAGCAAGAGGATCTTTTGTTAAATCTTCTCCATCTCTTCCTATTAATGATCTTAAATATCCATCAACCTGCATTGTAATTGACGAATCTTTAAGATTAACTCCTAATTGATACGCAATATCTGAAGCAAGTTTTCCAGATATAGTCCCGTCAGAAACTGCACCTGCAAGTTGCATAGCAAAAGTTTTTGTCGCTACATCCATTCCTTGTTTTTGAAGAACTTCTGTAAAGGTCTTTTGCATTTGTTGTCCAGCCTCACCAGACATAAATCTTTCGCTTGCATCTGTTCCTTTTCTTGCAGCCTCATTGTATAATCCAAAAGCAGATCCACCTCTGCGCTTTGACATAATTTCAGAAGCACCGACAGTGCCCTGTTGTTCACCAATCTTCTTTAATAAGCCTGCAGTAATTGATGTTTGCTTAACATATGTTGCTGTTGCTTCTGCTGCTTTAGTTAACTTATCATTAAGTACTTTAGCACCTACACCAAGTGCTGCTATTGCAGTTACTGCCCAACCAACTGGACCCATTCCAGCAAGCATTGGGGCAAATTGAGCAACCATTGCTCCAGTACCAAGAGCAGCAGTTACTCCAGTTGGCGCACCCAATGCACCTGCTGCCATTGCTGCAACACCTAATCCTCCAGAAACCTTTCCAGAGAATCTTTGAACTTTTTCTTTTCTTAAACCTCTTTTTTCAGCAAGAGCCTTTTTCTTTGCCATCTTTCTTTCTTTGCTTGTCATTATTGGAGATGATGCTCCATATGGAATCATTTCTCCAGTTGCTGGGTCTATTAGTGTTTGTGCTCCGTCTGGTATGCTTGCCTGATCCATTGCTTGCTGTGCATTTATTCTAGCAGCATCTAATTCTTCTTGTTTTGCCTGTAGTGTTTCTTGTTCGACCTGTTGAGTCTTGTCTAAAATTTCTGATCTATCTTGATCAGTTTGAGAAATAGCATCATTTAGTTGACCCTGTGTAAGCAGATCCTGATTTGTAGTTTCTAATACTTCTGCATTTCTTTGTGTTGTATCCTTAACATCCGTCATTGTTATGGTTGTTTGATTTGCAATATTTGCTGCTTGTTCTTGTGCCTGTGCTGTTTGTTCTGTCTTTTCTGCCAATACTTTAGCGCTCTTAATAGTCTTCTTAGATGAAACACGAATGGATGCAGAAACAGAATCAGTCTTTTGATCTTCTGCAATTGGCTGGACTTTTCTTCGTCCTACGCCCCTCTTTCTTCTTTGTCTATCTTGAGACTTTAATACCTGTCTTATATCTCTGTTTTCTTCATTATTTAAGTCATCATAAAATGCTTTATTTGCTAAATCCATTCTGCTTACTTTATCTGCAGTCTCAGATGCAGTAGGTAATGCAGCATTTGCAAGTCTATCAGATTGTGCTTTAACAGCAACTTCTTTTTCATGCATTCCAATTATTAAACCGTCGCCAATATCATTTCCTGTTTTCTTGCTCTTCTTTGATGGAGATGCAGTTCCTGCACCATCATTCAATCCATCTATAGTTGTTGTTCCTAAAATTTGTCCGCTTGTTCTTGCTTCACGATTTAATACTTTTGCATTTCCTGTTTCTGGACCGAATGGAGTTTTTGTTTTAATTCCAGCCTCTGATGCTGCCTGATTTAGCATCTGCAACTCTTCTTCGCTTACGCTTATTCTTATTGCAGTTATAGTTTCTTTTGCTTTTTTAATTAGTGCACTAAACTCTGGTGCTATTGTTTGAATTTGTGCTTCAACTTCAGCAGATAATCCGTGAATTACGTCGTCTGTTAATAAATCTGGAATAGGCTTATTGGCATTTTGCTCTTGCCATAACTTAATTTTTTCTAATAGTGCGTCGTCATAAATTTGTATTTGACCCTGCAAAGAATCAAAATCTGCACCCATAATTTTTGTCATCTGCTCCCATTTTGCAGATCCAGTTCTTTCAAACTCAGAAACAAAGTCTTTTACTAAACTTCCTTTACCAAATTGTTCTTCATATGCAGCAGCAGAACCTTTGCTTGCCATACCTCTATTAATATTTCCACGCATACTATAACCAAAAGCATCAGCAACTCTAAAGTCTTTTCCTCCGAGTCCTTGACTTTCCATTACATCTAGCGCCTTTGCAACTGAAGGCTTTAGGCTCATTCCTCTTAATTCTTCTAATGTTTTTACTTTTGCAGTTCCTACGTGTGAAAATTGATCTCTCCATTGCTGATCAATCTTTGGCGCATATGCACCCATCCTGCTCATGCCTTTTTCTACATCAAATCTCTTTCCTATTGAAGATATATTACCTTCAGTTACTCCACCTTCTAGTTGCCTTGCTTCATTAACGATATCTTTGAGTTCGCTAATTATTGCTTCTCTGACACCCTCTAAAGTTTCCTTTGATGTATCTGCTAAAACTTTGCCAGTTCTTTTGGCATAACTTATTAATTCCTTATCTGATAAATCTCTGATTCTTCCTAATTCATTAATTATAAAATCTTGAGTTGCTCCAGGCTTTACTGTGCCAGAGGCAAACAGTCTATCTGACTGTGAAGCAGCAACATCGTATCTGCCCTTTCTATATCCAGGAACAGAATCTGTTGCTATGGCCTGAAGTAGTGGACCATACTTTTCTGTATTATCTTTTGATACAACTGTTTCGCCTGGTTCAAGCATTGCTGGAACTTTGTCGCCACTTCCAGTTCCTGGAACACTGAATACACCATCTTTATATCCTTTAACTGGAGGAGGTGTTACTGCTTTAACACCAGGTGAAGTATTGAATAATCCAGGTGCCGATGCTGCTAAAGCCCTTGCTTGTGATGTAGCATTTGCATATGCTCCTGCCAATGCGTTTAATGCTCCAGCCTCAACATTAAATGTAGAAATAAGATTTTGATGAGATGTATGTAATGCATTTGTTTCTGCAAGATTTTCTATTTCTTGTTGAGTTAAATAATCAAATCCTCCACCTAATACTTGATTTGCGCCATTTAATTTTGCAATTCCGCCACGTAGCATTGCAAAGAATTTAATTAAGTTAGCAACACCGTTGGCAACAAGACCTATAGACATAAGTGCTACTGGGGCAATCAATCCTAATACACCAGTAATAATTGTTACTACTTTTTTGGTTCCGTCACTTAGCCCATTAAACTTTTTAAGAATGTCTCCAATAAATTTAACAACTGGTGTTAGGGCTTCTAAAAATGCTTTTCCTATTGGAACTAACTCCAACTTTAACTGCTCTACTGTTTTCTTAAATTTAACCCCTACAGCATTTTCTACTTTTCCTAATTCTCGTTCAGATAAAATTGCTAGTTCTTCTACAGAGGCACCAGCCAGTCTAAATGCTCTTGCTGCTTGACTTCCATCTGTAGCAACATTTTTAAACAATGTTGATAAACGTGCAAACTGGAACTTACCAAATAGTTGTTCAATAGCACGAGCACGATTTAGTGGATCAAGTGTATCTAGCGCTCTTGCAAAACCTACTACAGTTCCCTTAAGATCACCCGCATTAGATTCAACAATTCCCTTAATATTAACCCCAAGGCCAGCAAGCATTTCAGATGCTTTATCTGTAGGATTAATTAATGCTGCAAGTCCAGACTTTAATGCGTTAGCACCTTCTGAAGCATTGATTCCACCTTCCTTCATTGCTGTAAGGAAGAATGCAAGATCTTCTACAGATCCACCAAGTTGTTTAACAACAGGTCCAGCCTTTGGTATTGCGATTGTCAAATCTTCAATTGAAAGTACTGTTTGGTTTTCTACTGCGTTTAAAAAGTTAATCTTTTGTGCTAATTGCTCAGTTGATATTCCAAAAGCATTCTGTAAAGATATTGTTGTTTCTAAAGCCTGTTGCTGTTCAACTTGTCCAAGAACAGATAATCTGGTTGCTTGTCTTACCTGTGCCTCAAGAGCATCTCCAACAAGACCCATCGCTGCTGCAGATGAGGCCATGTCGATTGTATCTTTTGCAGCAATTCCATACTTTGTAAATTCTAGAGAAAGTCTTTTTATATCTTGTATAGCCTTTTCTGTTGCGCTATTAGATGTAAAAGTATCACCATAAACCTTGCTAAATTTTATTAAAGCCTCTTCCATGTCCATGAAGGCACGTGAAGCAGCAGTTCCCATCATTGTTAATGGTATTGTCAAACCGACCATTAACTGACGACCAGCCCACTGAGTGTTCTTACCAAAATTTAATAGTTGTGTTGAGCCTTGTTTTAATAACTGATTAAGAAATTGTTGGCGCTGTGCAGCCATCTGTACTCTTGTAGCATAATCAGCATACTTTCCATTAACCATCTCAAGGTGTTTTGGAACAACCTGAAGAACCTTAACAAGTTCTCCGTTTGCATTAGTTAATTGAATATACTGAGACTGTAAAAGTTTTACACGGTCTCTACGAGCACGATTTAAGACTTCTCTTTCAGCAGCAAAAGCCTTACTAAATACCTTTGTGTCAGCAGTAGCAGCAGCAGCAGTATACCTAAAATATTCTTTTAGAGATAACTTATTTTTTTCTAAGGCATCTGTAAATGACTTAGTGCTAGTTGCTATCTCTTTTTGGGATGCAACAAATTTTCCAGTAGCATTTATTGATTGGATTAATTGATCAGTTAAACCTTTTTGTGCATTTACTGATGCAATGTTGCCTTGAGTTAAGGCTTGATTAAATCTACTTAATGCTGCCTGTAGTTGTCTTAATTGTCTTAACGCATCTTTAGTGTCAATATTGACATTAATATTTGCGTTTAAATCATCAGCCAATCATGACACCCCCAATATTTATTTATTTAACTGAATTTAAAAGACCTGTAGATTCAGACAACTGCATTCCAGATGCTGCATCGATAACCTTGTATACTGTTGGAAGATCAAGATTATCCTCAATGATCTCTCTGTTATCTGCAAATGCTGGTAGGTACTGCTTAAATGCAATCTGAACACAATCCAATAAAACGTCCATAGACTTTGTATTATCGTCTGCTACATCAGCCAATTGACTAAACTTTGCAAGGAACGGCTTAAGTAAAGAAATTTTTAGTGGCTTAACTTCAAACTTTGTTCCATCAATTAAAGATAGTTCATTCTTAGACTGAGTGTTAGTTTTTGAACTCATTTTTCCTCCCGAGATATGTTAATTAATTATACCATAGTCGACTTTTATTTTTAGTCGGTTATTTCTTCATAGTCTAGGCCCATACCTATACCAAAGCCTGCTTGTTGTGCATTAATGCCTTGTAGAGCCATGATGTCTGATGAATCTTTTGCCTTGCCCTTACTGAATACCCTGGCCTTCAGGTCTTCCCATTCATTTGTTTTTTTAACTTTCTTATCTAAATCTATGCCCTGGATTGCAGCAAAAAATTTTTTTTCTTCATAGTCAGATTCTCGTTTTTGAGTCAATAGCCCCATCAACTCTGGTAAGGAAATAGATTTTTCCAATTCTTCATAATTTTTCCATATTCCTAAAAGTAGAACCTCTGATTCTAATTTTGCTATATCTAGATCTTCCCAACTAGAACCACCCTTTGTGGCTTGATCCTTAACAGTTTCTTCTGAGTCTTGTTTAATCTTAATTCCAGCGCCTATGTCTAATATTTTATAGATTGCATCTAAATCAATGTAATCTTCTAAAACCTCAACACTCGTAGAAATTTCTGGCTTAAACTGTTCCATACAAACTCGTGCACATTGTGTTAATGCAATTATTGCATCTATATCATTTCTTGCTACCTTGACATTTTCAAAAACAATCATTAATTTTCTTAAATATTTTATCTTTAGTGGAGATAGTTCTATAATAGATCCGTCAGATAATGTTAAATCTAATGTTTTGTAAATTTGAGTTGCCATATATTAATTATACCAAACAGAAAAGCCCAACCTTTTTGGTTGGGCTAATCTTTTTATTAAATTGTATTATGCACTAACTGTGCGGTCAATAATCTTACCGTAAGATCCTGTTGAATCTTCTGGAAGAAGACGGAATGAAACTTCAAACATTGTAGCCTCATCACGCTTTGCCGATACGGTTACATTCTCAATTGAGAGTGCACGATATGCAACATATACACGTTCCTTATTAGAACCTTCTTCGCAATCACCAGTTCCTGGACCTACTGCAACTAGACCACGTTCGACGGGGCACTCACCAAGAGTACCTGCCTTCATATTGAAGACACCATCTTCGAGATCTGAATCAGCACCAGCAACGGCAATCAAAAGATTCTCCAAAGTAGATTCAGCAAATGTTGTGTTTAGATTAACTTGCATGCCTTGCTTGAACAACTTAGCAACGTCAAGAACCTGGTCAACAGCAACCTCACCGAAGTCTGGCTGGAAAGAAATTTCCAAACCATTCATAGTATATCCAAGGTTACGGAAATCTGTGTCCGCATCCATGGTTGTAGCATACTTGGTACCTGAAACGAATGATGGGTTTCCACCAACGCCTAGAGCACCAGCCTTGTGCACCCAAAGTTGGGCTGCACCGACGATAATATTATTACTATTACCTAGAGCCATTTAATTCACCTCTTTTTTTTCTATAGAAATTAAAGGGCAGTGTTTCCTCAATGCTAAGTATAACACCCATTTTTATTAGTTTGGTATAATATCTTGCATTTGATGATACTCAAAATCTATAATAATCTTATTCCCGCCATAGGTACGGGCTGTTCCGAAGTCAATGATATCTCTGGCCTCTTCAAGTTGGTATACACGAAACTTGTGGAAAAAGAACTTATTTTGCATACCTTCTATCTGACCCTTGGATTTTGCCCAATCGTTAATCTCTTCTGCAGTCTCATCTTCACGGTCCATTAGACGAAGAACTTTTTCTTGAACCTGAACCATCTTCTCGGTAACATCGCTTTCTGTTGCATAAAAATAATACAAAAGTTGCTCTTGCTTTATATGTGGAAATGGTGATCTTCTCATACGAACAAGCCTATCCCATGTAGCCATAACTCCAGCATAGGCAAGCCTTTGTGGTTCAGTTGTGCTTTCTGGAGTAATTACAATCCAACTCTCAGTCAACTCATCAATTGATGCTGGGCGTGATGGGAAAAATGGAACCCCAATTCCTGTATCGAGTCCTATCTTTTCTTTTAGATATTCATTTACCCAGAGTACTGGTGTATTAAATACTGATGTTGATTCTGCCATTATCTCATAACCCCAGCCTCTGCAACCCACTTATAACCAGCACTTAGACCAACGCTTCTTCCGCCTTTTATGCCAGCAGGTAGATTTGCTTTATAACTTTTTGGTCTAGCAAAATATTCTCTAAGACCACTACTCTTTAAAAATGCTTGTGTAAAATAGTTTTTAAAAAAAGACTCAAATGTATTTTTAAATTGATTCTGAGTTATTCCACCAGGGTTGTCTACGGTTACTTGTTTCTTTGTGTATACAACATCACCATTATCTTCAAACCTTAAAACTTCACCATTCTTTGGTTTAATTGTAACACTTATTCCATTTTCCATAATAAATGCTTTTTCTCTAAATGGCTCTGTAGATCCACTCTTAACAGTAGATGATTGCTTAAAAGAAGAAATAAAAGAAATACCATTTTTATTTGCAACATATTCTATATCAAATAATCTAGCATTAGGACTTCCAGTTTGATACCATTCGTATACGTGATGCAATGCTTCTGGATTTACTCTTGCATTTGAGTCTATAAACTGTGATGCTAACTCTGACACATCTGAGCCTAGGCTAACTAAAAACTTTCTTTTACCATTCTGCATACCGTCTAAAAATCCTACAGAGTAATCTATTAGATTATTCATTTGCTTTTTAAATAATTTATTATCAAACCTAGTAGTAATCATATATCTACCGCCTGGTTTTCAGATCTACGAATAACTAACTTGTAATATTCAACATTTCCAAATGGGCCAGCAAACGGATCTTGTGCTGCTATTTCAAATATTGTAGACTTTCCAGAGCGTGGCCCAGATGTCTCTAGGTAGATTTCATTACAGTTTTTATCACGAATATTTGTTATGATTACATTTGTTATTGAATTTTTTGCTTCTTTGCTAGAAAGTCTAATATCTGTTTTGCATCTTCCAAGTAATAATTTTTCTTGCGTAATATTAATGTTTGGCGTTACTTCTTCTTTAAAAGCACTACCTGCTGGAGCAAATGAGCAAGCAATTGTACGATCTAATATCCAAGTTTTTTTAACATTTCCATAGGCACCTTGATCAACTATTGGATGGTAAACGTCTGCTTGCATAGGAAATGCGAAGTCTGGAGTTTCGCATATAACCATTATAAAACTCCTGGCTTAGTTATTGTCTTAACGTACTTATCTAAAATTCTATCAACAATCATATTACCAGTGCCAGCCATCATGCTTTTATCGAACTGTATTCTAAACTGATCTGTATTATATGCAGAAATATATCTGGTGTAATAATCTAACTTTCCACACTTTATATCTTCAATAAGCATTTTTGTTGCAACTTCTACATCTGCTGGTACTGCACGATATCCAACATCTAAAATAAATGTATAGTCAAAGCCTCTCGGAAAATCTGTTGGAGAGTAAGCAACATAACCTAAATCTCCATGCGCTGTAGATATCTTCGTTAAATCGTTTTCTCTTCTGTTTCTTTCTTGACCGACAGTTGCTGTTTCAACTTTATAAATCGCAGAATTATCTAATAAAACCTTATATTCAAATTCATAGTTTTCTGGATTATCTATATCATATACTAAGATATCATTTTCATAAACTTTTAAAACTCTATTAAAATCATGCCATATTGGGAAATAATCTGCACCATTTCCAGTTGTATTTATAACCAACTTATGATTATAAAAACCATCGCCAACATATGTATCAATTATAGATCTTGCTATAAGTTCGTACATCTGATATTCATTAATTGCCGTGGCTGTATCTGCCATATTTAAAGGATTTATATATGGTCTAATTACTGATAAGTTGCTTTCATAAAGAATATGTTCGTGCTCTGTATCATAAAATCTAATTAAAAAGTCACGATCAAACTGTACCTTTTCAATTGGTAACTCATAAATTAATTTACCATTTGCATTAGAAAAAATATTTGATTCTTCGACTGAGTGATCCACCAAATCCTCGACATACACAATATACTCGTAATTTGCGATAGGCAAATCCCATGTTGTGACTAGAGGATAAGGTGGAACTCTCAATACTTCCATTTATCGACCAAACTCCTTGGCGACTTCTTCTGGTGTAGCAAGTCTAATGTGACTGCGTTCTAACCACTTTTCAGCCTGCTGTGGTGTGACAATATTATATCCACGATATACCTTGCCAACTCCAGGCAAACTTACATTCTTTGTAGAATGAAGAGCAACTGTTTTGTTAACTTTCTTTTCAACAGATGTCTCTGCATCTCTATTTTGACGGGGAACTTCTGTGACCCCAATCACACCATTTACGATAGAACCAACAGCCTGCTCTGTATCATTTGCTGGCTTGCTGAAATAGTTTGTAGTAATAACATCAGAAGATTCTGATACCTCAGAAACTGATACCTGAATATTATTTTCAGCAGCAATTTCTTCTACTTTGGTTTCAACTACTGGTTCTGCTACAACTGGTGTATCAATAGTGGATTGTTCAACAGTAGTATTTTCTACTGGAGAACTATTTTCATTATTTAAATTATTTTCTTCCATTATTTTACCTCCTGTGACTATTATAACAGAATACTAAAGATAAGAGGGGGAGGAGATCAACCCCTGCCCCCTCTCAAAAGGTACTGTTTACAGATTACTCATCTGCAGCAGCATCGGCCCAGACGATTGCATCTTCTTCTTCCCATTGAATACCAAAACGAACGAAGACGGTATACTCAATTGTATCCTTCTTTGCCTTGTATTCACGGTTTACAACGATGTCTCTCTGGAAGCCCCATACACGGTTCTGAGGGAATGTCAAATCGACATATCCATCTGGATAGTAAGGAACTTCTTGTACGTCAATTCCGAGAACACGTGTTGTACGTGCTCCACCGAATGTCTGACCATTT